TGACTTAATCTTATCGAAGAAAGTTTGAATGGTGTTTAGGCTAATGTTATTCTCTGAAGCCTGGAAAGTCTGACCATCAAACCCAAGAGTATGGATACCTACATCACTCCACCAGAAAGGAACACCATCAGCAGAAACAAAGGTATCCCTATTGAACAGACCAATAGAAGAAATCTTATTGACAGCAAACCCTGTAGCTCTGAATACGTCATCAACACCTTTGATCTGCCATACACCATTCTCAGCAAAGACAAAGATACTGTTATTAAACGGATGTAGCTTACGAATACCATAAGCCTCAGCTATTCTGATTACACCTCCGTCGTCATCCAACAAATCAGAGAAGTCCTGAGACGTAGGATCATTCTTCTGTAGGCACTCACCAAGGCTAGAAGCATCAGCAGAAACACTAGCAGAAGCCCCTTCAGTAATGGCTGAGAAAAGGACTACGTTACTGTCGTCATGCCCACCCTTGTTAAGACCTGAGTAAAATACTCTACCACTTAGTGTAGCTACAGTTGAGAACCTATCGGATATTTTTTCATTAGCTAACTCCTTTGATAGTCTACGAACACTCCCATCTGCAATCAAAGGAACATTATCTAAGGGTTTTCTGCTTCTGTTAAAGAAGTCAACTACGTTTAGTCCATTGCCTATCAAAGAAGAACCAGCTTGTATCTGCTTCCACTCAGCCGTAGTAAAAGCACCTGCTGCGTTAATACCTGCAAACCAAGAAAGGTTAAGAGCAGGGAACTGTTCTTCGTCTGTGCGGTAAGTCTTTAAGGCTGCACTACCATTACCTACGCCAAACCAACCACTGTTAGATGTGTCATAAATTCTTTCAGCCGATACCTTTAGTTCAGCTACTGGGTCACTAAGTTCAGACCTTTTACTAAGATACTTAAAGTCTCTGGTTCTAAACTCAATTGGTTCAACCTTAAAGCTCCAAACGTCAGACCCTGTGGAGTTATCTAACTTAGCTATGATAGCTGTAGTTTCTGTCTCAGGGTGCGCAATAACTAGAATACCTGAGATAGACGTAAAGTCACATTTGTGGTCGTTGAAGTCACCATTATTTTTGTAGTCAAAAGACCTCATGTTAATGGAGTCTTGTTCAACCTGATTAGCAAAGTTACCGTCAGTAGATGTCCAAGAAAAATTTTTTATTTGAGTACTTGAGTAAGGTGCATCTGCTTTGTCATAGAAATAGATAAAGCTGTTGACCTGAACTACCCAGAACTCCTTCTCAGGAAACCCAGCTACGTTTGTCCAAGTACCTGTAGAAACTGTATCTCCGTCTTTAACTGAAAAGGAGGAGTTTTCAAAGTTAGGTTCAAAGGCGATTCCTTCTCTTCTTTTCCTGCTTCCATCCCTTTCGAGTAGACAATTTAGTTCATCAACTGAAGCATCCGCAGGAAAAGTAAGCTCACCAGCTTCAGTAATTAAACCTTTGATAAATGTGTTAGTTACCTTCTGGTTCAAAGACTGGGGCATTAGTTTTCTTTTCCTTACGTTTGAGTCGGTCTTGTGCAAACTGCTCGCGTTTTATTGTAGGGCTAAGAGGTAGGTTGTTATCGTAAGCCTGAATTGCTTTCTTAGCTGAAGCTATCGAACTGTACTTGCCTGATAGTTCGTATGCTACCTTGCCTTTTGGTGAAGCAATCTCAAAGAAGATAAAGCCATCTTTAGCCTTACGAATAGTCAACTCTTGTTTTAGCTTACTTAGTTTACAGACACAGGTTTGGTTAACTGCATCTTCTTCAAACTCTACCATGTTATCTTCCGTACTTGTTTCTTACGTTTTCTTTCTTAGTCCTGAACATGTCATTCTGAACGTAGGACTTAAGACGCCTAGCTGCTTGTTCTACCTTAGGGTCAGACCCTGACTTAAACAATGAGAAGGCTACTGACTTAGACTCAGCTAACAAGTAAGGGAACAGTGTGTCATCTAGGTCAGGTGTGAAGGTGTCTGAGATAGTGAATGTAGGATATACCACCCCGTAGGCTTGGGTCTTACTGTTCTGAAGGGTAGTCTCTACTGAGCTTTTGTAGGAGTCCATAACAATGTGTTCATCATCAAAGGACGTATAGAACGAAGGCATTCTGTCGTTTCGAATTATTAAGTCAGTTCCTGCTTGAACGTCAGGTACAATTAGAGTGTTGGATGTGTCTACATTGCGGGTGACAAAATCCCCAGGCTCAATAAACTTAACTTCCCTGTAGTTAGTTCCTGTGGCTTCATCAATGTTGTACCTAAGCCAATAGATTTCCTTGCCAACGTACTTAAAGTGAGTAGGCTTAGTGCTGTCAGAAAGAGACGTAATCTTAATTAACTGTCTATGCTCAGGGATATCCCTAGCTGAGATAAAGTTAAAATAGGTGTCTTCGATTACAGATGCAATTTGCTCAGCCTCAATCGAGTCACTGATACTGTTGACTGGCTCTGAGTCCATGTCACTTAAGATACTTTGAACTAGCTCAAGGAGAGTTTTCTTCATTACGAGGTAACTCTTTCAAGAAGGATTGCAACGTCTAAATCCACATGGGAACTAGGCCCACCGTTACCTTCAATCTCAATAGCCGTGTTAACTGCAAAGGTATTATTAGACGAAGGGGTTAACGTATCAATGTCACCTGCGGCAGACCCTGACTGAGTAACTGTAACAGTACCCATAGAAGCTGCTGCGGCATTCTTAAATGTAAGTACTAAGTCACTTCCTGAGATGGCTGCGCTTATTGCTGTAGTAATATGTACGACTCTACATGCTACAGGAAGAGGGATGTACCTATCAAATGAGCCTGAAATGTCAGTTATCTTCTTGTTAAGGAGTAGGGTCTGACCTTTCCAAGAACCTGAACCTGAGCCATCAGCTACATATACGTCTTCAGAGTTAGCTGTTTCTACTCCTTTAGGTTCGTGTAGGTCAGCACCTGTTAGACTAGAATGAGTTACGTTAGCCATTTACTGCTCCAAGTTAAGGCAGAGGAGGAACCCCAAGTAATCCCTGAGGCTCCTCCCCTTAGTTTTTAGACTTCGATATATTCAATCACCAGCTTAGCAGCACCAGCCGTGAAGGCAGCAGTACCGTAAACAAGTGACATATATGCATTAGCTGCACCAACCGTAGCCGTACCACCAACAAGAGCGCCGTTACATACGACAGCTTTGTTAGCAGCCAAATCAGCAACAGCAACAGCCGCGTCAATACCATCTGCATCAATGATAGTGCCGTCAGCCTGCTGAAGACCAATGCCCAGAGTAGCGGAACCACCTGAGGTAAACGCCGTGGTGACAACCAAAGAGGCTTTCGTAATGTAAGCTCCAGCAGGAATGAACGCATCATTCGGCTGTGGATTAACATCAGAAGTGCCTAGCTTGGTTGCGTCTTTAAGTTCAAAGACCATAGTCTTAACACCGTTCTGAGCGTTAAGGCCGTTGTCTCTAACTGCACCTTGAGCGTTGTTAGTGATAACAAATAGACCGTCTGCATTAGTATAAGACATAATTTAATTCTCCTTTCTTATACCACAGAAGGCTTGGAAGCAACACGAACCATGTTCTCAGGCCGGTACAGTTTAACACCATAACGGCTCGTCGTAACATACTCGTGACGCTGCAAGTCCTTGTTATATTCGTAGTCAACTTCTGGCATCTGACGCCACGCACCAACGAAGGGAGTGACAGTCGGAGCAGCGGAGAAGAACAAGTTTGCCTTACCGTTGTCAGAAGAGAAGTCAACATTAGAATTATCACGGTCTGGCAGAGCATTGTCAGTAACATCCGCAAGGTAGTTAGAGCAATATACGTCAAAGCCATAGATGTTCTTAACGAACGTCATGCCTGTGGCGATACCGTCTGCAACAATGCCTTCAAACCGTGGGTTATTGCTGACATTAACGAGGTTGGAGATCGTATTGATCGTGTACTCGACAGATGGATCAACAATAGCAATCAAAGCCTGATCGGGAACACTAGCTCTTTTCAAAGCGAAGCGCGCACGAGCAAAGTCTTCAATCGAAATCGTACCAGCAGCAGCAGCCCAACGATGTTCTACACCGTCAAGTGCTTCGTTACTGTTGGCTGAAACACCTGAATCAGCGGCAGCAAGGGTCGTCGTTTCGAAGTGAGCCATGATAGCTCTTTCCTGCTCAGGAACAAAGCGAGAGATAATCTGCTCACTGTAGAAGGAGTCCTGTTCAGCTTTCTTCGTGATGTAGGTAGCAGACGACAGATACTTGTCCACAGAAAACGTGAACTGGCCTGTGTCAAGTGGACGATATGCAACTTCGGTGTCTTCCGAATAGTCGTCAACCTGAGCCTGCCCGATGGAAGGAATAAAGAACGTATCGCCATCAGGGAAGCCCTCAAGCATACGCACATACTTCTGTGCCATCATTTCGTCTCGTAGAATTTCCTTAAGCTCGCCAGACCATACTTCGCCGCGAGTAAGGAGATCAACATTACCAGTGGTCATAGCCATGATATTTTCTCCTAGTTTGTCTTGTTTTTACAAAGGACATACTAAAGCCCAAATCGGTTTCCTAGTCGTTTTCTATCCTCTAGTAGACTTTGTTGAACCTTAGGACTGTAGTACAGGTTTTTGTTAGTCCGTCTCAGGTTCTGGTAATAGTCCCAGTTTCTTTCCTGATTGCCGGACTGCATGTTGACGCCTTCAGTTCTGATCGTGCCGGAAACCATAGGTTGGGTGTTCCTACGTTGCTCACCGATTAGCGTGAAGAAAGCTGTAGGGGACTCAGTTGCAATATCTTGAAGACGGCTTACTGGCATACCCAATGCTTGTGCCTTCTTCTCAATTTCAACTTTGGCCTCAGTTCCATACATCTGTTCTAGTTGCTGGTTAACAGAGTCAATGTTTTGTTTAGCTGTACTCTGTTTCTCACGTTCTGTTAGCGTCTGCTCAACAAGGCTTTTAAGTGTGTTCTCACTTAGGTCTGGCGTGGTGTTGCCTGCTTCAGTGCCACTAGTATTATTGTTGTTGGACTGTACTTCAGTGTTTACGTTAGTGGTATCCGTAGCCCTATTCTGAAGTTGTTCGAGCAATGACTTGGCATAATCCTGTTTACCTAAATCTTCTTTGAGTTCCTTAAGTTGGGACTCAAGAGTGTTAATGTAGGTATCAGCTTCCAGTTTACCTTTAGCTAGTACCTCAGGGTCACTCCATTGCTCTCCCTTAGTCTCGACGAGTTTGCCTAAAAATGAATCCTGTGGTTGGGTTTCAGTTTCAAAAGCTGACTCTGTAGCCTGACTACCGTCTGTGGTTTGATCGGAGTCAGTGTCAAAAACGGACATTGTTAATCCTTTTTGTTTAGATCAATTAGTTCAAGAATATCTTCAAGCACTCGGTTGTACTCGTTGACGGCGATTTGACGAAACTCCCAATTAGGTGTCTCGTAGTCCCTAACACCATCTTTCTTTTTGTAATGAGTGTTAAGAATTTCAGTTAGAGAATCGAATGCGTTTCTGTAATTTAGAACTTCGTACCTTCTTTTCTCTTTGTCCTCAGATTTAGTTCCTCTGAACCAAACTTGTTTCATTAGATACCCATCTCTTCTTGTGTCATTAGGTTCTCTTGATTAACCGCCTCAGCATTCTGCATCTGGGTTTGAGTCTCAAGTTGCTCAGAGACAGAGATGTTTTCACCAAAGAGAGACGCCTCACCAAGTTCTTCAGAGATGATCTTAGCGAACTCCTTACCTGAGAGATGAGCAGAAACGGTGGGGTCAGCAGCTTTGATTTGAAATAGTTGAGTGAGATTTTGAACACGCCTAGCCCTTTCGGCAAAGTGTCTAGCGCCAACAGGTACGATTTTACCAGAGGCAATAATGTCATCCTTTGTAATGTCTCTAAAGAAAGCAACACCTGTAGCATCATCAATAACTTTAATGGTGTCACTGAAGTTCATGTACCGTCTTGCTGTCTCAAGCATGGAGTTTAGAATTGGTTCTAGGAATACTCTTTCGAAGTGAGCAGTCTTGTGTTCGAAGATACGAGACGCAGCATTCTGTAGAGACTGAACTTCGAAGGCTGTCTTTTCACCTGGGGTTCTGATACCCATAGCTTGTCTAGGTGCGCCAGCCATTTCCTCCATCTTGTTCTCTAGGGTCTGAATCTGGAGGTCAGCGTTAAGTGCTGTAGCGTCAGGCACTAAGTAACCTACGTCACCTTCTTCACCTAGATAGATTCTAGTCCCAGGTTCAAAGTCGAAGTCTTCTACGTCACCTCTGATCTTCATAACTGGGTAAGCAATCTGATCGAATACGTCAGCTTTGAGGTTCTCTAGGTGATCAATTCTGTATTGCATACCGACTAGGTTATCTAGTGGCCCCATAGCGTAGAGGTTGTCAGGTCTAGGTCTCCATCCTGCGTGGAAGACGGGGGCATGTCCAAGCCAAGATGGGTTCTCTTCGTTAGTCAGAATGTAAGCTCTATCAACTACTGTAATGATACGGTCTACTTGGAGTTCGTCATTCTGGTAGTCAAAGATATCGCCATAGAAAGTTAGGATTTCTACATAGTCAGATTCGTAGTAGTGCTGGATAGATGAGAAACCATCTGCAACGTAGCCTTCTGATTTGTTGAAGGTAGCGTCTGAACCTCTTACTGCTGCTCTAGCATGAAGCATTTTATCTAAGATGACCTGCATGTTTTCCTTAGCTGGGTCATCCTTAATCATTCTTTTGATTTCACCTAAGGTTTTAATTGACTTAATAATCTTAGGTGCTTTAAGGAAATCAGATGCTGCTGGATTAAAGCAAATGTCGTAAGGGGAAATACGAACTACCTTAGGACCAACGTACTGAGAAATGTAATCTCCGTCTTCTTTAATCTTGTATCTGTCTTCCCACTGTACTGTAGCGAAGCAATTACCGTATTGAATGTAGTCATAGATTAGATCAGAAGCTGTGTTGACAAAATCAGACTGTCTAACTTTGTTTTCCATATACGATTGAATGGTGTCTCTTTTAGACTTTACATTTGAATCAATGGACGAAGCCTCAAACCTCATCCACTTTTGCTGGGGAAACAGAGAAGCAAAGTAATTAGCATGAAGGTTATCCATAAGCTGCGTGAGCTTAGGTGTCGTAGTAGTGTTAGACCAAGGGAGCATAGCATTGCCTGTGGTCTTAGTGTCAGTTGCGTAGAGGTAGTTACGCAGTTCTTTCCACTCTTGGATTTTTGTATTACGAAGGGTGTCCCACTCACGCCACCTGTTAGCAATCTCAACCGCTAAGACCTCCGGTTCAACAATGTTTTCAATGTCTAAAGTTTCACCAGCCATTAGGCAGCACCTCTAAATCTGTTATTAGCCCAAACAATGTTGCTTCTGTTTTTTCTGTTTAGGCTAGTCGATGGTTTAATAGCCATATCAATACATGAAGCTAATGCGTCGATTACGTCATCATGTGGTGGGTTCCTACTAGATAGCTCTTCTTCTAGTACTTGAATGTTCCCACCTTTGTAATGCCAAATTTGTAAGTTGTCGTATCTAGGTTCAAGGGTAGATGCTATACGCTCTTGCTTACTGCCGTGAGACTTGCCAGGTCTGAACTCATCAATGCTGAGAGACAGGCCGTGGTCTTTAATCATTTCTTTTAGTTGTTTTACGATAGCTGACTGAGCTACTGTAACTTCGGCTCTGATCTTACGGAAAGACCACTTAGCATGTAGGTTGAGTATGTGTTCGAAGTAGTCTGAAATTCTCTCAGTTCTGAACCTATCTATGTCAATAACGTAGCAGTTATTCTCTCCGTCTACACCTACAACTACAATAGCTGTGTAGTCAGCCTTACGATTTAAACTAAATGCAAAGTCAACTGCTGCAAATACATTGATTCTACGGTCCTTATAGTACCAGTAACCGTTATCTCTTGTCAAGAACTTTCTTTCGAAATACTGAAACTTTTCTCTTCTGACTGGTACATTGTCAGGGTCAGTAGGGTCATTGTAGTACTGAGCTTTGAATTGGCTCTTGTCTAGGTACTGACCTCTTTTCTTAGCTAAGACTTGACGGTCAAAACCAAACCACTTTCCATCTTTACGTTTTTGCTTAGGCCAAAGGAACTCACCATTACCTTCGCCACTATCTTCGACTGCTCTCTCGTATACTTCGTAAATTGGGATAGAACCGTCTATGTCTCCGTTGTCGTCGTAAGTGTCCTCTTGCATTTGCATTAAGTCGTTATACAAATCTTTGGGATGATACCTAGTGCCTACAACCCATTCCCTTGAGTTAGCTCCTTCGATGGATGACAGCAAAGAGTACTGACTTTTAACTCTGTCTCGTCCTTCGTTTGTGTAGGCATTCTCGTATACGACTGCATCATCAAGCACTGCGATATCACAATGCAAACCTGTTAAGCTAGTAGTTAGGCCACCTGTAAAGACGGAAGGATCACGGATGTTCTCTTCTTTCCTTAGTGGGTGGTCTAGACAAATCTCAGATGTCGTCCAACGGGTGCGCTTACCTTCTTCTTTGTGGACATGTTCTGGCCAGTATCTCTGATATGTATCAGATGTAAGGATACCCTTAATGAACGACAACTGTTTCTCAGCTAGGTTTGCTGTAGCTGAAATGTATAGAATCCTAAGTGTTGGGTCTTTAGTTAGTTCCCAGGCTGCTCTGAATGCAACTAACCTAGACTTACCGTGGTCACGAGGAAAGAGTAGAAGCTGATGTGACTTACTGTCTTGCCTAGTCCACCAGTTAATTACATCTTCGTGACAAATACCTAGCATTTGCTCAGGTGCAACCAACTTAATAAATACTGAAAGGTCAGCTTCAGCAGCTAGCCTTACGTCGTCTAAGGATGGTTTTTTAGGTTGCATATTACTCTTTAAACTGGTTGTTTCTTAAGCTCAAGAAAAGGGTATGAAGAGCAACCAGCATACCAAGAAGTTATTTCTTTTACCTCAAGCCTGTAGTTCATAATCTGCTGCACTACTTCGTAGGAGGGACACTCAGTGACTTCAGATAACTTTGTTTCGTATGAACCATCAGGCAGAGTAACAACCAACAACAGCAGCAGCTTTGATATTAGACCTAATTCCACCTGTGTAACCCCTTGTTTTAACTTTTAATTTCAGGATGCCTGCCATTGTGCATGTGCGATAGTTTGTCTACATGAGACTTAAGACTAGCTATGTCAGCCTGTATTGTAGCCATTTCTCTGTGACGACGCTCCATTGTACTAGGGTCCATCATACTCGAAATAATAGAAAGCCTTTGATGTTGAGTTTCTACCCTAGTCTCCATAGTATCTAAGCGTTTGTCTAGGCTTCTGAGTCGTTTCTCTAAGTCCGTCAAAGTTTCTAAGATAGCCTTAATCTGCATCTTACCTACGGCTGCTGCACCGGCAACACTGAAGAGTATCCCTCCTAAGGTAACAATCAGCCGTACATCAATAGCGCCTTCCATGACTTAGCATTCCTTCTGCTCCGTCACATTAAACAACTTAGTTACGGTCTTGTCCAAACCGAACCGTAGCTGTACCTGAACCTGAGTAGGAGGCCCTGTAGTGGATGTCTTCACCTTCTTGGCCGACTTCTTCAGTAGGTGCTGTGTAAGTAGCTACAGTAGCCCAAGTGCTTTTGTCTGCGCTTCTTTGAACTGTTACAGTACCTGTGAACGTACCTGAGACACCCAAGTTAAAGTAACCTCTATTGAGGAAACAATCCCCTGAGGTAGTCTGCCCGTTCGTTAGTGCTTCAGAAAGAATTGTAAGAGCCATAAAGTTTTTCCTCTTATGTGTGGTTTACGGATTAGTGATGTAGGTACATGAAAGATAAAGTTGATTGTTATTAGCTCCTGTACCTAGATCAGAAGCAGCTAACTGTGAACCACCGGCTTTGTATAGTCTAATTCTGCTTTCACCTGAGATTACTGTACCGTACTCAGGGTCTGTCCCAAACGTACCTGCAAAGCCTACAGGGGCTGCGTGGTAAGCGGCAATAGCTGCATATGGAAGACCTGATACTGAAATCTGTCCTGCGGCTCCTGTGGCGTCTACGTTGTCAGTTCTGATACGGACGGTGACAAAAACTTGATTACCAATCCTAACGTAGTCTCCATCCTGCTGGTCGTAGGTAGGGTCTGTATCAAAGTTAGTAGTTACAGGAACGTAGGTAGGTGTAAACTCACCCTGCTCATACCTTAGTCCGAAAACTTTAGAAAGAATTGTCATTTGTTTTCCTTAGCCTTATGGATTTACAATCGTGACTGTACCTGTGTTTTGGTACGAAGTGTTTGAGCCTTCGGCTGTAACTGTGTCACCTGAAACAAGTTTAGCTTGCACTCTGTATTTTAGGGTCTTTTGTTCTTTTGGGTTGTATACAGAAACATTGTGGTAAGTACTTAAGTAAGTGCTTAAGTGGTTTGTATTGCCTGTAGCTCCTGTGACATCTGACTCAAGTCTTCTAGTCTGGAGGGCTGAGTAGTTAGCTCCGTTGTCGTCGGAGTACTCTAGCTTTACGTCAGCAGAAACTCTTGTGGTTGAAGTCTCAATGGCTGTAATAAAGATTGAAGCCTCAACGTGTCTGTGTGTGCCGTGTCTTCTGTTAGGTACGTCCCAAGTAAGAATGTCTTGGTAGCTTCCTGTAAGGACTACATCAGATGTTAGTTTGGATGAGATTCTTCTGGTTGGCCCATGCTTGTCAATAATACAATCAGTCATTGGTCTACTTGGGTGGACGTACTCATCTACATGAGACTCAGCATAATCATTAACTGTAATTGTGGTAGCACCAAATGTGCTTATGCTTGCGTGTCTGTCTACTACTGTGTCCGTCAACTGGACGTACTGAAAAGTAAATTCATTTTCGTCAATTAGGTTGTTACTAGCACCACCATCGAAATAGACACCTGTCCCATAACCACCTATGCTGACATCAAAGGAATTAGCTGATCCTTCGTCTATTCGGATAGCTTGAGAACCTCTTGGGTCTGAGTGAACAAGAAACACGTTGTTAGACAAAGCTGGGGGAGCGGTAACAAAGACTACCTCAGCTTTAGTGATGGAAGCTCCGTTTGAATTAGGCATAGGGTTGCCTGCATCTTTGGCATCCATAGCTGTTGTAATTTCATCGCCTCTGCTGCCAGAAGTGTAGTCGTACAATTTGTACTGAGTTGAGCCTGTGCCTATTGCTCTTTTTCCCCAGTTACCATCTGAGTCCTTAACAAAGACTTTAATGCCTGAGGCTTGAGTTAGACCTGAGAAGTCGTCAATCACAAAAGAAAGGTTACTTCCGTTGCCTGTTAGAGTTTCTGTGTCTACAAGGATGGAAGCGTAGATAGTACAATCTTTGAACTGCATAAGCTGAGGTTTGAAGGAAGTGCCTTGCGTGTTTGTAAACCGAACACCGTATCTAGGGTAGTCATTAACTGGGTTAGGGAAATCAGCCTGAAGAACAAAAACTCTTAAAAACTTATTGTTAATAGAACCTGTGCCTGAAGTGCCTGATGGGTCAGCATCAACGACAATACCATCTACGAACCTGTTGATTAGGATGTCTTCGAATACGCAGTTAGAACAGGCTTCGAGGAGAATACCTGCCCACTTAGCTGAGTTACTGCTGTCGTCGGAGTTGCCTTCAAGAGTAAAGCCTTTGAACTGAAGTCTGCTATTCTGGCCTGTAGTGCTGCTTGTAACCTTCAGTCCGTAACTGTCTTCAAACTTTAGTTTAGATAACTGAGGGCCATCACCTACGAAAGCTATATTGTCTAGGTTAGCAAATGCAATATGTGTAGCACACTTAAAGTGACGACCACTTTCAGTAGTTCCGTTGTAGGTGTTAGGAATGTAAACTGTTCTGCCGTAACTTGTACCTTCAGACCAACCATAAGCAATAGAAACGTTGTTAGTACCTGAAGGAGGTGCTGAACCAAAGGTTACTGTAGTTCCTGATACTGAATAGTCACTTCCTAGTGTTTTAGTTACACCACCTACTTTAACTACTATCTGCGATGTATCTGTGTAAGCTACAGCACTTCCATCAATAATAGCTACAGTAGACATACTAAAAGCTGTTGTAGACCCGTCTCCGTTATGTGTATCGGTTCTTTCGCAGAAGGAAGCAAAAGACACAGCATTTTGAATGCTTGGGGCATCGTTAGTACTGCCGTCTCCTACTGCACCAAACCAACGGATGTTAAGTCTACCATCATCGAACTGTCTGACCCAAGCTCCGTTGCCTGAACCTGTAGGAGATACAAGGATAGCTTCTGAAGCATCAATCGAATAAGTAGCGATAGGTACACTTGAGTCGTATACCCACCAAGAACCCTCAAACTGTTGGATAGACGAAGTGGATGCTGCCTTGAGTGCTGTTCTATTAGCTAGTTTGTTAACTGAAGTCTGAAGGAGAGAACCATCGAAATTAACTACTTCAATGTTGTTGGTACCTGAAGCAGGTGCTGAGCTAAAGGTTAAGGTAGTGCCAGATACTGAGTATGCTGATTTAGCCTGGTATACACCAGATACATAGACAAAGGTGAAGTTTTCTGATTCAGGTGCTGAAGAAAGAGTAAAGCCTGTAGTTGATCCGTTACCTGAGAATACATCAACTTCAGCTACTGTCGTGTTTGTACTTAGGCCAATGAAGGTTGAACCATTGTAAATGAAAGCCAGGTTACTTGTTGTGTTAAGGTAGATGTCACCTGACTGGAGTGCTGTTCCGTCATCTCTTGTAGTTGGTGCCGATGAACGAGGAGCAATAAAAGCCCCTGATACTGAGGCTAAACCTGTAAGGGCTGAGATGTTAAAACTTGACCCTGCAATGGTAAGACTATTAGCTTGAATACCATCTGCGTTTAGAATGTCATTACTATTTAGATTTAGGTCAGCACCCATAGAGTTAGGAGTACTACCGTCAAGAGACAAAGTATTATCGAAGGAATCTCTTAGTGCTTCAAAATTAGCATTAAGCTGAGTATTTGACGCATACCCTGAAGTGATAGTCGAGACGGTAGGTTTTTTAGCCATTTAGTATTCCCTATTTCCTACTGAGTGCCTTCAGTGTTGAGTACTTCCTACTGAGGCTACTCTAGTTAACTTTTAGACCTAACCGTTCTGCGTCTTTGGAGAGCATCTGCATAGCTTGACGATCTAAGGTAGTTTCTTTTTGCTTTTGTCTTTCGGACTTACGATCATGAGGACTAACCTTTTCAATCCAACCTCTTTCTAGAAGTAGTTTGGCTGCTGTAAAGGATGACCTACCACCTTCTCTCATTTCCTCAGCTATGCTTCTGATTGCTTCTGACTTAATCCTTACATCAACTTCCTCTCGCCACTTACTGTAGTACCTACGGAGAGATGGGTTAGTTCTGATTGTATCCCAAATATCCCAAGTACCAAAGACAGCCATAGCAAAGGTATACTCAGTTGGGTCATTTGACACATGATCTAAATATAATTTTTTAATACTAAGAAGGGGCTTACCCTCGGAGTTGACAATGTCCTTATCTTTTAATGTAAATAGTTGGAACTTATTGTTATCATAACTTAACTCAAGGAATAGTGATTTAATTCTTGTATGACCAACTGAGTTAATAAATGCTTCTCTTTCAAACAAAGCCATTTAGGGTTCCTTAGGATATCCTTAGTATGTCCTATGAACTAGGACTAAGGACGTAAACATATAAATGAATCAATTGTTGAGACATTATATAGTACTCTTATATTGGTGTCAATAGGGAAAGTGCAAAATATATTATTATTTTATTATTGACAAAGATTGGTATGTATGATACCCTAGTATTATACTTAGGACGTACTAAGGATAGTACTTAGTACTGTACTAGATAAATCTATAAAGGAAATATATAAAGGATTATAGTACATAGGATAGTACTAAGTATATCCTTAGGAAGGTTCCGCTTTTCTAGGGTAGCCTCATATGTCAAATATCTCTTGTAAAGCTCTAGGAGCCTCCTGTGGTGTCCTTGTCTTGTTATCTGGTGGGTTCGTAGCCTAGAAACAAGCCTTGGCCGTACAGGAGCTTCCTAGAGCTTTTTGCATGACCTGAAAAATTGTTAGAAAATGTTTTGGTGTATTGTACATATAAGAGGCACCCCGCGCACCCCCGGCCCGGCCCCAAAAATATGCTGCACCGCACAATAGAATGCTGCACCGCACAACGGAAATTAGTTAGCACCCTACTTGTTGCATAGCTTAATGTTGCGTAACATACAATGGTCAGGCTTATTGTTAGGGCATTAACCATTAGCAGCCTATGTAATATCTAACGGATTGTTACAATGTAACACTTGTGACATTTATGCAACACCTGTGACAAAATTGCAGCACTATAGCGGTAGCATATTACCACAGCCGTTTAAACCGGTTTTAAGCGCCCTGTGGTAGCCTTCCCCTTTTCAATGTTGGATGTATCACAGCGACCCTGACTTGCGCTTTGTTCTCATTTTGTCCTTGCTATATAATATACACGCGAGAGAGCTATGCAAAAACTGCATGGCTGCTATGTGAAAACTGCGTTGGGTCAGGTCACATTTTTGGACTAGGTTAGCACTAGATCAAACAAAAGAGAGAGAGACAGAGACAGATGATAGAGATTGAAGCGCCAGACGGTTCACACTACCAAGCAATCTTCAAAACAGCGGCTGGCTTAGATTATTGCCGAGAGACATTGGCATCTAGAACTCTGGCAGAAGCTGAAATTGAAGCCGATAACTTGCTAGGCATTTATGGATCACCTAACGGGGCTGTATCCTTCAAGTTAGAGTGCTGGTGACAACAACAACGCAAACAAAGGATTTCAGAACCATGCTGACAATAGACGAGTTACTAGAAGCACGTGATCCGGTACTAGTCAGCGTTAAGCGTGCCCGGCACATTGTAACGGTAGGACACGGCCTAACAGACCCGAATGAGTTTCAAGGCTTTATGGATAGCCACGGCAAAGCTCATGATGGTATGATCTGCGCCGCGACGCTCTACGAATGGCTAGGCTACTAATCCACAACAACGCAAACAAAGGATTTATACCATGCTAGTGAAAGATGCCCGCAAATTTGGCAAGATATCCAAGGGTAACACCAAAATGGTTGGGACTACCTTCGCCATTGACGCCTTCGCCTGTAAACGTGGTTCCAAACTTAGAGCGGTTCCGGGTACGCCTTGCCACTCTTGCTATGCAATCAAACTGCAGAAACTACGGCCAAGCGTTGACCAAGGCTGGAAGGCTAACCTTGCGGCATGGGAACAATCCACACCGGACGAATGGGCGCAAGCCATGGCTTTTCAAATCCTACGATATAACGTCGACGGATATCATCGCTGGTTTGATGCTGGCGATCTACAATCCCCGGAAATGTTTGAAGCTATCATACAAGTTTGCAAAATGACGCCTAAAATTAAGCATTGGCTACCTACGCAAGAGAGTGGGTTTATCCATGCCGATATACCTGACAATCTGACAGTTAGGCTTAGCGCGTCCAAGATTGACGGGAAAGCGCCTAAATTTCCTACTACTTCCAGCGTCACTTATGACAAGGCGAGCGCCACTTGCCCGGCACAGCATCAAAACAACAATTGCGGGGATTGCCGTGCATGCTGGTCCCGCGATGTCGCTCACGTCTCTTACCCTAAGCACTAACCCCTAACCCTAAAGGATTTAAACCTATGACAATGACAAGCGCAGAATTCAAAGCCATATGCATTGCAGCCATCGACGCCGCTAAGGTATCCCGTGGAAAGAACAAAGGCATGCTGAAAGCCAAGTGTCCTAAATCCGACAGTGACGGGGCTGCGGCGTGGCAAGCGATGACATTACAGGCTAACCCCTATAAGGCTGGCATATACACCATAGCCATGTTCGATGACAGACAACGGGCGATATTCGACGCAGTGGGCAAGGCTATCGAAGGATATGACGTAAACCATCTGGACCGGGATAGGCAGATACTGGAAGCCCTAGGCGTATGGTGATAGGATAGCCTTAGCAACGTCCATAGCTCGCACCTGTGGGCGTTGCATAGACTACCCTAGAACCTAGAACCTAAGGATCACAGATCATGTCAGACACTATGCACAAGACCGTCTACGCGACACAAGCAACAAAACTGAAGGGACTGAAAGGGCAGACGCTTTACGCTGTCACCTGCTACGCTACGACAGACCACACAAACCTAGGCACGGTCCATTTCAACGCTAAGGCTGAGGCTCAGGCATTCCGGGCGCAGTTCCTCACATTTGAGGATCTGCCCAAGGCACAACCAACACAACAGGCAGAAGGGTAGAACCCGATGACATTATCCGAGGCAGAGAAGATCGTAGGGCGTCAGCAGTCTACATGGGCCATAGCCAACATGGTGACGGCACTACAGATGCACCCATGGCTGAACACTGAGGAGGAGGAAGCACGTCTTTATGCCGCTCGCATGGTGCTACGAAATAGGTTTCTTTCAGCTCTTGCTGACAGGAGGAAAACCCAATGAAAATACTAATAGCCTGCGAAATGTCCGGCATCATCCGCGATGCATTCAGGGCCAAAGGTCACGATGCATGGTCGTGCGATCTGCTACCGACGGAGCGGTCCAGCAACTACCACATTCAGGATGACGTTCTGAAACATCTAGGCAAAGGTTGGGACATGATGATAGCGCACCCGGTGTGTACTTACATCGCTAGAACTAGGTCAATCTGGAACAAGAGAGAGGGTCGGCAGATAGATACTAGTCTGTTCATGTCTCTGCTCAACGCTGACATACCAAAGATATGCGTGGAGAACCCCGTGCCATCAAAGGCTGCCAACCTACCGCCTTACACTCAAACCATCCAGCCATACGAACACGGTCACGACTACAGCAAGCGAACGTGCCTATGGCTCAAAGGTTTACCCAAGCTAGAGCCTACAGATATCGTGGACATTAGTTATATCACGACACCAAATGGCAGGCGCTACACAAAGGGATGGTATGAAACACCACGCAATTCTGTGGATCGGTCCAGAACATTCCAAGGCATAGCTGATGCCATGGCAAACCAGTGGGGCTAGAGACAATGGACATCATAGACGTAATCTCTTGGGTCATATGCATAGCATTCTTCATAGGTGCTCTAGCCTTGGCCGCCGCTTGGACGCATGTCCTGATCCAACTACCAACATGGTACGAAGAGACACTAAGGAAAGAGAAAGAGAAAGAGAAACGTCCGAGTAATGAGATACAGAGACAGAAAGGTGCGGGTAATGAGACAGAGTGAGTGTGCTGAGTGCTATGGTACAGGTGTGTTGGAGATTGAAACTCCGGTATCTGACTGGAACCATGGCGGATACATCAAGAGCCGCATAGAAGAATGCTATGACTGTGACGGCACAGGGCTGAACGAAGTAGAACCAGAAGAAGAAGGAGTGTAGGACTATGAGCATAAGCAATATGACCGTCCATGGTGTGTCATCCATCAAACTTAAATCCGTAAGTTCAGAAAAGGATGTAACATGGAGAGACCTACAGATCGAGACAAACGAAGGGTTTAGGTTCACTCTGACCCTGTTTGCAGACGATGCAGACAACCTCAGGATTAACCTACAGGAGGCAGGAGACTAATGACAAACTTCCAGAACATTGTGTCTCACCTGCAAGGTAGCGAATGGACCAGACCTAAGCAAAGGTCTTGGTCAGTCTTTATCAACAGGCCTGACAAAAAGAAGGGCAACCCGAACGACAGGTTGTGGCATAGCCATAACTTTCTGGACGATGCAGACAAACCTTTAGACAAAGTGGCCGAAGGGTTCTACGAAAATAACTACAGGGCAGGCAGGCAATTTAGCTTTGAAGTTATCGACAAGGAATGCCATTGGATGCTACACTACCCCAACGTCAATAGGACCGTAATAGGTGTAATCCGAAAAGGTGCCGAAACAGGTAGAGGAGCTAAATCCAATGGGTAAATCAGTAGAAACACTAGCATATCTAATCCAAAAGAAAGGCGGAGACATGTCCATAACAAGAGGTAAGGAAGGTGTGACTTGGTCAATTGCAGTCACATATCCTAAGCAAGGTGGGTACACATGGTGGACCGAGGGGCTGCCGGGGGATACCTTAGACAAGTTAGCTAACAGAGTGAACGGGAGGTTCAGTCGATGAACCAACCCAGAAGAGCTAGGTTTGTATTAGTCCAAGGGTTAGACAAGGATGTAGTCTACAAGTTCCAATCTAAGGGACATAGGGACAAGTGGGTAGCTGAGAACCTATGGGCTATCGAAGGTTCATACCAATTTCTAACAACGAGGCAGGTAGACAGAACCTTAGCCATGAACAAAGACACAATCTACAGACCCCTACAGGAGAACCCCAATGACTGATCTATATCAAGGTATACAGATACACCTAATGCATAGGCATTCTAAGGTGCCAACCAAAGGATCATCTCAGGCTGCTGGCTATGACCT